ACCAATAAAACCTTACAAACGTCGTAAAAAATAGTATAAATAGACGTATGAGTAAGATATTCGATACACTATCAAGAGAAGCATTCCGCGCGGGTGTGAACCCTCGTACCGATGAATCACGTAAGTGGTTTCGTCAACGTGCAAAGGCATTACGTGGAATCAATCGTAAAGACCTAATGCAAGAAGACCCTATCGAAAGAGGTGGACAAGAAATCGTTGGTTCTATGCAGATGTTCTTCTATGACCCAAAGACAAAAGATACACTACCTTATTACGATAAGTTTCCTTTGGTTGTTGTAGTTGGTCCTGCTGAGAAAGGTTTCTATGGATTGAATCTTCACTACCTTCCCCCTGTACTAAGGGCAAAGATGTTAGACTCATTAATGGAAGTTGCTACAAGTAAGAAATCACCTAACGCAAAGTTTGACATTACATACGAAAGACTCAAGGGTATGAGTAGTATGAGATATTTCAAACCGTGTTTTAAACATTACCTTTCTGCCCATGTAAAAAGTCAGTTCGCGAGAGTACCCGCCCCTGAATGGGAGATTGCAACATTCCTTCCGATTGCTCAGTTTGCTAAGATACCTAATCCTCTTACTGCGTATAAAGATTCAAGAAAAATGATAGGTTAAGATATGGCAGTAAGTATAGACGATTTCCTTTCAGAGGTATCATCTGGTGGTGGTATGGCAATGGGCAATATGTTCAGGGTTCAGTTGCCTCCTATTAATGATAATGCAAGAGAAATGACAATACTTTGTACTAGATGTGACCTTCCAGGAAGACAAATAACAACGATTGATTCTCGTTCAGGAACTGAAGTGGAAAAGGTTGCGTATGGATATATAGTTGCAGATGTTGCGATGTCTTTTTATATTTTGAATGATTACAAAACAAGGTCGTATTTTGAAGAATGGCAAAATCTTGCGTTTAATCAAGAAGCACAAACTATAGGTTATCATAGCGACTATACCAAAACTGTAACAATACAACAACTCAAAAAAGGTGTGGCATTTCCTATTGCAAAGAAAAAATTATTTGATACAGGTAAGATACCATCAAGTATTAGGGGAAGATTACCGAGACTTGGACCTCTAGATTTCGCACAAGGTGAGTTTGACCTCAATGCTATATTACCAGAAGATGTTGTATATGAATGTAAACTTATAAATGCTTTTCCTACATCAATGAATGTATTACCTCTCGCAACAGGTGAGGGAGGATTGATGGAAGTTACTGTTCAACTATCTTACAAAAATTGGGAAAGCAAAAACTTTAAAACACGAGGAAGTCAACTAGGCGAAGCACTACTTGGTGGAATACTAAGAAAAATCTTTTAATATAATATTACTATGGAGAAAAAATAAATATTATGGCACTACCTAAATTAAATGAATCAATCAGATATGAACTTGAGATACCCTCTTCAAAAAAGAAAATAACTTTCAGACCTTATTTTGTAAAAGAAGAGAAAATACTTTTACAGGCATTTGAGTCTAAAGATGAAAAACTTTCTATGAGGGCAATGATAGATACTATTGTTGCATGTGTATATGATACACTAAACCCAAAAATGTTAACAACATATGATGTTGAATATTTGTTTACTCAAATACGCGCAAGGTCTGTAGGAGAAACATCAAACTTTAACGCAAAATGTCAACAGGAAGGTTGTGAAGCAAGTACAGAAGTTGTTGTTGACTTGACGAGTGTGGAAATTGTTCAAGACAATCCAAAGAGTCCTACTATCGAATTAAACGAAGAAATAAGTATAGAATTAAGATATCCAACTTATCTAGCATTTATTAATAATTATAAAGAAGGTATGTCAGGTTCAGAGTTTGGTATGATTATGGTAAAGGATTGTATAGTTTCTATAAACACACCAGACGAAAGAATAACGGAGTGGAGTTCAGAAGAAATAACAGGGTTTATTGACTCTATGACAACTCAACAATTTGAGAAAGTTACAGAGTTTATTGATAGTACTCCTTCACTACAGAAAAAGATTGAGTGGACTTGTTCTGCTTGTAATAGAGAAAACAAATTAACATTGGAGGGTCTCTCAGATTTTTTTTAGTATGCCTCTCACATGATAGTTTAATTAATCACTATCAAACTAATTTCGCGTTGATGCAACATTTCAATTATTCTCTTACTGATATCAATCATATGATGCCTTGGGAAAGAGAAGTTTATTTGACATTGTTGGAAACACATCTTGAAGAAGAGGCAGAAAAGAATAAATAATTCTTAGAGTAATAAGGTAAAGATATGGCATTAAAAGATGTAACAGAAAAGATGCGAGATGAACAACAAGCGGCACTCGGAGAAACTGCGTTTTTTGCCGCGCAAACTGCGGAAAAGGTTGACACAACAAATGAGTTATTAGTAACACAAATAAAAATATTTGATAAACAGTTTAAAGGTTTAAAAAGAGACAAAAACTCTAAAGAAGGTGATATTGCAGAAGGTGAAAAGAGAAAAAAGAATAATGATAAAAAGACTGATGGAAAGTTCTCTAAATTATTTGGTTTCTTCAAGAATCAGAAAAAAGATAAGAAAAAAGGTGATGGGGAGTTCAAACTCTTCTCTATGAAAACACTAAAGTTTTTTGGATTAATGTTATTAGGAATTGCAGGATTAGGTCTTGCTTTATATGGTCTTTTAAGCATCAAAAAACCTCTTGAAAAGATTAAGAAAAAAATAACAGAAATACTGAAGGGTAATCAAGAAACACAAGACAAGAATGAAGAAATAAATAAAAGAATTATGGGTAAAAATGAAAAGGAGATGCATGATGCCTTTGGTCGCATTCCAATATTAAATAATATTATGAGAGCAGTAGGTATAACAAAGGATAAAGCAGAAAAGGTCAAAGAGAGAGGCGAACAGTTTGACGATATTGATGGTAAGGAGTTGAGTTTTTACCAGAAGTCTAGAATGAATGTTTTAAAATTTAGAGAACAATTTGGTTTAGGTGCATTAGAAGCAAGAATGAATGATGAAGGAAATAAATTTATTGCTAATGCATCTGGTATTTTAGGAAGAATGTTTAACAATCAATTTCTTCAAGACAAGCAAACAGAAATGCAAGATGCTATACTTAAAAATGGAACATTTAGAGAAAAGCACAATGCAAGGTTTAATACGATGTTTGCAGAACAAATGGCAAGATTTAAAGTTCAAGATAGAGCAATGGAAAAAATGGGTGCTTTCCACGGGACTATGTTTGGATTTAATGAAGGAATAACTGCGCCAGTTATGAATGTTTTAGAAGATACTGTTGCGACATTAGGCACTATTCTTCCAGGTGGATTTGGAGAAATGTCAAGAAAAAAACTAGAGGATAAACAAGCAGGTAAGTTAGGTATAGGGGATTTGTTTATTGAAAGAGCATTAGCAAGAGCAGGTATAGATGGTAAAACTGAAACACTCAGAAAAGAGTTAGAAAGATTAGGAATAGAACCTGACGAAAAAATGAAGTTACAAATAAATGATAGATTAAATCAGATAGAAATTAACAGAGTAAAACATTCAATACGTCTTAGAAATTTAGAAGAACAAAGAGAAAAAGGTACTATGTTCCAAGGTAGTCAGTTGTTAGGAGGTAGTCCAGTAATAGTCAATGCTCCAAACAATAGTCAAACCAATAATGTCAGTGGTGGTAGTGGTGGTGTTTCATCAGGTATGATTTCTGATGCATTTAATAGAGAAGATAGATTTGGAATTCCTGCAGGATATGGTACTGGTCTTATTCCAGGAATGGGATAAAAAAAGGGCGACCCGAAAGTCTCCCCTTAGTCCTAATCCTCTGCCGCGAGTTTCGCGAAGTAGGATAATGTATCATCATCTCCCTCAGATGCCATCGCGACCTTCGGTTGAGGTGCAGAGGGTATCACTTGAGGTTCAACTGACCTAGACCCAACAGTCTCAGCAGTTTGTTGTAATGATTCATTCTTCATAGTAGAACCAGAACCAGTTGCTTGACCCAACACAACTTCAAGTCGTGCCTTCAAGTCATCATAAGACTTGTATGATGATGGGTCAGTAAACTCACTCATGTCA